GTTCTTTTCGACGATGGCTTATCTGGCTATGCCAGTTCCGGTGTTGGAGCACACAGTGGACACTTTACGCAGAGTGATTGTGACCATGCTTGATATTTCTGATGATGGAATTTATAATGACTGTTTTATTATTGATCAAGAATATGCTATGAAACAATTGTCGAGTACGATAGAGGGTATAGATACTCAAACTATGATACGTGCGTTGCTTAAACGATTATGGCAACATCAGAGCGTCATTAAACTATTGCCCAGTAAAAGAAGAATTGTTGATTTTTGGCGAGCTAACAGGGCCCATGCACCTGATGGTGTACCTCAGTCAATTTTTGCTCCTTTGAAGAGTGACCGTTTTCTTAAGGCTTATCGAAACTTACGTCTGGAAACATTTTATCATCCACTGTTTAGAGATGGGGTTCCTTTTGATGTCCTGATTAAGTGGGAGAACAACGAAAGGGTAGTGTATAGTATGACAACGGAGGTGATTGGCGCTCCGATACAGTTATGTTTTCCTGCTAAGAATTATGATATCGCTGAAGATGTGCTTAGAGAGTTGAACGTACGAAGGCATAATTTCCGCTTCTTAGATCAGCCTAAAGCACGGTTAATTATTGGTATTATACCCTCAGCGGCGCAAGGTAACTGCGTTGTTCTTGATGCGTCCAATTGGAATATTACAACAGCGGTTCCTTTATTATTAGAGTTGATGAGTGAGTATCATGCTGTGTATGCTAATACATCCCGTGAAGTTTCAATTCCCCTGGCCAGAGCGACGATAACGGGTAGGAGACGGTTAGCTGAAAGGCTCCCGGCGCAAGAGGCTCGCGCAGCTAAAGCTTTAGGTATAGCGTCTAGAGTGAAGACAACAGCGCGCCATATCAACACTATGCTCATTAACGTCTGTGACGTGATCGTGACATGTTGGGAGAGTTACACTGACACGTACATCGATACCCCGATATATCTCACGTTCAGAGCGGTTCCTACTTCAATTATTACCCTGATGGATGTGCAGGTATCAACAGAAGTCTTGCCGATAAGAGATACGGGGGGGATGTTTTTTGATTGGTTTATGGCGTTGGCATTATTCGCTGATAAAGTGGTTATCACTAAAACGAAGAAGAACTATTTGATTAATCCCAGTACTGGGAATACGGTTTTGAATTTTATCCGAGTAGATAACTTTAAAGGATACGCATGCCAAAGATTGGATATGCAACGTGAGGGCAGGTTAACATCTATAGGTTTATGTATGCCTAAAGGGTCTTTCAAAACGACGATGTTAAAGATCCTCGGTAAGATATCGGTGTCAAACACACAGGTGATTTTTGAAAATACTGTGATTGACAGTGACGACGTTGGTGATAGTTTAGAACCCTCATTCGAGCAAAGATTACTGACGAAGCTGGCGGAGGTTTTTGGGTGCCTTGAGTCAGAAGTCGCCAATAAGCTATGTGGCACAACGACAGTGTTAGATACCAGAGTGGTAGCTAGTGTGATGTATCCAGTGTTTCTCGATTTGGTGACATCGGATTTACGCCCAGCAGCTCAGAAACATTACATCGACGTAACTGAAAAATGGCGCTCTCTTACGTTTGCTCATGCCGATTCTGAGTTTTTGGATGCAGGTTGGAATGGGCGAATAGTGAGAGGTCATATCGTCTTTGATGATGAGTTGAACGTGTTGATGAGAGATTCAAGAGTTGGAGGTCGTTGGTTCCAACTGGGTCTATCGAAGTGCTATAAGATGTATGCTTCCCCAGCATCATCCGAGCCCGTGTCGTTATTACTAAAGAACCTCGTTGTACCATGGCTTGACGCAAGCGGTCAACTGGAGAGTGAATCACGGGATGTCAATTCAAGAGTGTTGGCGTGGTATATTCCATCACAGATTCTAGTTAATAATGGATGGTGTGGGTGCAGTGAACATAGCCATGTGACGTACACGTTCATCAGGGGACATTCCGAGGATCTCAGATTGTTGGATTTAAAGGATTGGCGACGTTTCCGTGCTAAGATAGTGATAAGTCCTAAAGTGATTGGAGTGTCTAAACAGGGTCGCATGATATCCGCCTCAGTGCACTGGATGACGGAGCAGGTCCCAATGGAGATGTTTGAGCATAGAGCATTAATGACACCTTTCCAAAGATATCACATGACCATGCACTGCTCATGCACATTAGTTGGAACGGAGTTCACGTATCGAGTAGGTTTGACAATGGCGCAAGCTGGAGGCAACGCGAAGCGTGAAATACCCGCTGTGGAGATACCTGACACGGAGTCATCGGGGTAGGTGCCCGGCACGTGGGATCGCTCATGGCGTGCCGCTGACTACCTGGAAGCTATTCATC